CTAGATTAACGAGTACTGCCGCTGCCGCCGCTCATCTCTAACTCGGCGGAGAATACGATAAACGTGCTGGACTGACAAACCGTATTTGCGAGCCAAATCATGCTGGTTTGAACCTGTGAACTCGCTGTAAATTTGATGATACCGCTCCCGTTGTCTGGTTGCCACGTCTTTGGGGATGTAAACATGCTGACCTCCCCAATGATCTGCTAACATGGCTGCCGCATCCTGGCCGAATTCCGCCGCGCGAGCAGGTGATACCCCGAACGATGACCGCGCCAACGCGCCGATCTGTTCGGCCAGGTCGATCAGCAGTTCAGTCCCGATTTCGCGCCCTTCACTCATACATCCTCCTTATACTACCGGCTGATCAGCTCGGGCCAGCCATTGCTTGAGGGACTCGATGACGCTTGACGCCTGGGGGGATGACAGCCAGGCCAGGGATTCGACGCCGGTCTGGCGCTTGACGTAGGCGGCAATGGCGGCCTCGCTGGAATCGCGCACCAGCCCGGCATCGTGCAGCTGCAGCCACAGGGAGCGGATCAGGCGCGACTGCGGGTCGCGGATCTGCTGCGACTTGGGAGCCTGCTTGCTGATGAACTGCGCTCCCAGAGCCTCCATGTGGGCCACGAGATCAACCAACTCCCGAAAAGACAGAGTCGCGGCGGAGTTTTTCTGGTACCGATCCATAAGCATGTCGCGGTAGGCGTCGTCCGTCATGCCGAGCTGCTTCTGACCGATCTTGATCTTGGAGATCATCCCGCGCCGGGCCTGGGGGCTCATTCCGGGTTTCTTCATGATGTGCTCCTTTCTTATAGCAGTCGCAGGGTGGGTCGTAGATCAGTGATGCTCCGCACCGCTTGCAGTGGTAGTGGTCGCTCATGTGTCTCTGCGTTTTCTGTATTTCTCGGCTTCTGCATTCAGCGCCTTGACGCAGACGCTGGCCATGTTGAGCGGGGCGTCGGGCTTACGGTCATTGGGCAGGAAGGCGATGACGGCGCGGCCTCCGCGCTCGTTGTCCCGGATGACCAGATAGCCCTCATCTCTGCCAACGCTGAATCTGTCGTTCATGCCTGCCCCTGAAAGAGCTTTGCCCATTTAGCCTTGCATCTGTCTTGGTACACCTGCGCACCGATCCTTTGCGCAGCCTCCACCACCTCGCGTCTGGCGGCTTCTAGCAATCGGTAACACTCAAAATTGGGGTACTGCCTACGAGTATCCTCCTGATGTGCCTTCCCTCTCTGGTTTGCCTCGACGGCCGTAACAATGGCCCAGAACAGACGGTGTCCAGGACGGGATGAGTTCCAAGCAGTGAGCATCCCCATTGAAAATATAGGGTGTCTGGCAGCTAAGAAAAAATAGGAAAATGTTGGGCAACACCGAGGGTTGGTGTAACCCCTACCCATATGCAACCGCATGTTGAGTTTTCTGCCTTCGTCCCTAGTCCTCATCATGCCCGCCCCTGCGGAAAGAGCGTTGCCTGGCGCGGGGCTTTGAGCAGCCGCTTGAGGCGCTCAATCTCCTCACGCGCTTCAGCGAGGTCGAACTTGGCGGCCTTGGCTACCGTCTCGGCCCAGGCCGCTCGCCGCTGGGCATGGGCTAGAGCCACCTCCAGCTTTTCAGCCTTTTCCTTGTAGGGTGTGCGAGGCAGGTCGTGCATATGCGTCTCCCTTGGCTGCTCATCAGGCCGAGGCCGCCACGCCCCGGCGACCGCCCCGCAGGGCGGTTTCGCTTATTGCGTGGAGTTGGTCAGGTGGTTTTCAACCCGCCCCTTGAATTGATCCAGCGCCTCGGCTGCATCGTCATCGGTGTTAGCCATGCGAAGCTCCCCGACGATGAGCAGGCCCTTCTGCCACGAATGCGTGGCATAGGTGGATATGGCCTCATCCAACGTAGCTTTGTCGTGGTGTTGCGCGATGGGGAGTGTGCCCTCGGGCAACCCACCGTCGGTCACGCCGATCTCGCCGGTGCGGAAGCAGTATGCGGTGAACATCACTTCACCGCCTCCTTGAGTGCCTTGCCCGGCTTGAACTTTATCTTCTTGCCAGCCGGGATCTGCACGGCCTCGCCGTTGTGCGGGTTGCGACCGAGGCGCGGGGCGGTCGTCACGGCCTCGAAAGAGCCGAAGCCGGTAATGACCACCTTGTCGCTCTTGGCCAGCTGCTCGGCGATAATGTCCAGCGCGTCATTGACGGCCTTCTCAACGTGGCACTTGGAAAACCCTGTCGTGCGCCGCTCGAACACGGCATCCATCAGTTCGCTCTTGTTCATCTCGTTCTCCTTGTTTTCACCCCAGCGGGGCGAAGTTGATTGATTGCATGTCCACCCCGGCCCATCTGCCGCCGCCATCGTAGGGGCAAAAGCCCATGGCCCGGTTCTGGTACTTCGCCACCGGCTTTTTCGGCTCCGGCAGCGCCCTGGGCTGCGGCTCGGGCGCCGGTGCCTGCTTGACGATCCTGGCTGTCCGGCAGTCCCGGCAGGCGATGCACCGGTATCCGCGTGGAGTGTAGAACGCCTCCTTGGGGCGCATGGTCTTGCACTGTGGGCACTTGGGCATGATGGGTTTCCTTGACGCTTGTGGGTTCAACCCTAGCCGAGCCATTCCCGCTCATTACGAATCAGCCACCGGGGAATTTCCACCTCCAGCGTGTCGCCGAAGTGGATGGTCTCCGGCATCGTGACCTGGCTCCTGGGCAGCCAGGTCACGATGCCCAGGGCCGGGATCAGGACGAGCACGGCCAGCCCCGTGTCGGACTTGACCCGGACCGTGTAGGCGAGCGTGTCAGCCACGGGCCACCCCCGACTCCGGGTGGAGGGTGTCGGCCTCGTCCAGCAGGCCGGTCATCACCAGCTCGTTGCGCGCCACCAGCTGGTCCAGGGCCTCGCACTGGGCGCTGTTCAGGCCGCCGTCCTCGCGCACGCTCCGGAGCAGCCGGAGCAACTCGCGGATGGTCTTGCCGTGGCGGATGGTCTGGGCCTCCGCCGCATGCAGCGCGCGGCGCAATCCGGCATCACTCATTGGTCGGCCCCCAGGGTGTCCTCGTGGATCTCAATGTAAAACTCGTCCTTGGAGACGCGCTTCATACCCACGCCTTCCAGCCGGGAATCCGGCCAGTCCGCAAGGACAGTCTTGTCCACAGACTCTTTCGTTCTGATGGCTTCTCTGATACCCAGTTCGCGGAGTCGCTCCAGGACATCGGCGAGAGTCACCTTGCTTGCGGTGAGGAGTCTGGTCGCCTTGCGCCAGCCAAAGACGCCAAACGGAGTCTCCTGGCTTTTGCGCTCCTTGAACAACTTGCCCTTGTTCAAGGTGGCGTATGTGCACAAAGCGTCTTCCAGTTCCTTCTTGCGAACCTGGAGCGGCTCCATCTCCGCCACCGCATTGGCCTTGATCAGGTCGATATTTTCCTGGGCGTCGTGCTCGATGGCCGTGATTTCCCTGCCGAGGCCGCCCAGCTCCATCATGGCCGCCTCGGCCTGCTTGCTGTCCGCGATGACCGTGGTCTTGGGCTTGAGCCTAGCCATGCGCACCTCCGAATGCTGCGACAGTCTCCAGTCCCTCGACCCGCTCGGCCTCGGCAATGATGTCGTCGCACAGCCGGTTGGCATCGGTGACGGTGACGCTGGCCATGTCGCGCTGGATCAGGCCCTTGAGCGCCAGGGCCAGCTTCGCGATCTTGCGGCCAATCTCGCCCTCGGCGTTGCCGGGCCATGCTTGATTGCCGGTCTGTCTGCGGGTTTCGCTGCCGTTAATGATGGTCATTTCCATGTCGTTTTCCTCCTTGGTAATGGGTTACACCTGGGCGATGATGCCGGGGTCCACCACCGGCGCGCCGACATCGGCGGCCAGGTTCATGGCGGCGGTGATCATGTTGCCGACGGCCAGCGGATAGACGAGGCTGACCGAGTCGTTAGCCCCGCCGCGCGAGGCCGGACCGGTCAGCTTGCTGCGCAGGGCCTCTATGCCGTCCTCGGTGATGACCTTGCCCGCCTCGGCCCCGACACGCTCAAAGCGATGGGCCACATAGCCAGCCAGCGATCCGTTCATGGGCTTGAGCTCCACCACCTCGCAGCGCTGCACCACCTCGCGCACCTCGTGATTGGCCTCGGAGAGCTTGTGCTTGAGCTCGGGCTGGCCGAGCAGGATCACCGAGAGCAGCTTGCGGAACCCGTCTTCCAGCTCCAAGAACCGCTTGAGGTGCTTGAGCGTCTTGAGCGGCAGGCCGTGGGCCTCTTCAATGACCAGGACATGGGCATGGCCGGTGCGCCCGCTGTCGCGCAGCACACGGTGCAGCTGGCGGAACCGGGCCTCGGGGCTGCTCTTGATGCTCTCGCCGGGGGCCACGGTGGCCATGATCGCCTCGGCGATGTGCAGGGCCTTGAGGCTCTTGCCCTCGGTGTCGTTGTCCTCCATGGCCAGGACGTAGGGCTCGATGACATGCACGGGCAGCTTGTCGCGGATGATGCGGTCGACCATGTCGCGGCGCAGGGTGGACTTGCCGGAACCGCTCTCGCCGATCACAGCCAGGAACCCGCCGTGTTTGGCGATATGCAGCATGGACTCGCGCACGTAGCGGATCTCCGAGGACAGGAACACGTCCTCGGCCCCGCGGATCTCGTCGAAGGGATCGGCCATCAGCCCGAAATGCTTTTTGGTCTTGGGGAACAGCCCCTGTCTTCTCAGCAACATGATCGTCTCCTTTGGTTGAGGTTCAGCCTTCACCCGTGCCCTGGACGGGCGGAACAGGTGCTTCACTCTGCTTTCGTTCGCGCCAGCGGCGCGCAATGCCTTGCGGATGGCGGCCTGGAGCTGGCGCGTGTCAGCCGTCTTGGGCCACCGGTCATGGTTGACGATGTCGGACACAGCCGCAGGGGAGAGCTCCAGAGCCCTCGCCAGATCGCGCTGTGACAGTCCGCACCCTTCGAGCAAATCCTTGAGCGTCATGGTTTATCCCTCGTTGACAACCAGTTTGAGCGGCGTGACGGCAGCTGCGCGCCCGGCGAACCGATGCTCTATGGCGTCCAGCTCGTCGGCTGGCACGCCAGCCGGATACCGCTGCGAGAGCCAGGCGTAGCCCTCTGTGGGCCACAGGTCGCCCAGGCTCCGCTTGAGCTTGATCGCGGCTTCGGCCACGGTCAGCGGCGCGATCTCCCTGCGGCTGGCGTCCAGCCCCAGGTCGCGGCCACGGCGCGGCATGTACTCGGGAGCGGGCCGGATGTCGGCCATGACGTTGACGTGCGCAGGGGGCCGGATGTGCCTGGGGTCATCGCCAGCGGCCTCGACAATGCGCTTGACATGCCTGTCGGCAACGGTGTCCGGCTGGGCCTTGTGCTCCTGACCGATGACCGGCGCGGACTCCCAGAACCCGGCCTCGTTCTTCTTCATGGGCTCCACGGTCCAGATACGGTCCTCGCCCGTCTCCGGATCGGCGACGATCACGTCCACGGCCGGGGCACGGTACGGGTTGACCACCACGCCCACCTTGAGCTTGGGCACCAGCCCCGGCACCAGCCGCAGGTCATACTCGTTGCGGCCGTAGCCCTTGATGGCGTGGGTGATGGTCATGTCCGTGCGGACCGTCACCTGCACAGGCCGGGTGGTGACCAGTTCGCGGCACAGGGCCAAGTCAGGGGCCAGCCGCAGCTGGGCTTCGATGATGGTCATCCAGACATCGTTGCGGCTCTTGCCTGTGCGGGTATGGATGGCGCGGGCGTTGTAGTGCATGCGCCACTCGTCGGCTCGCGCTTGGAGCTCGGCGATGGTCTGGACGTTCATGAACCGGAGCCGCCCCTCGAACTGGGTCTCCACCAAGTTGTTGGCTTGCTCCACCTGCCCTTTGGCGCGGGCGTTGCCCGGCATATGCACCGTGTGTCGCACGCCCAGCCTGTCGAGCAGGTTGAGGAACAGGTGGCTGGTGTTGGCGCTGCCAGCGTCCATGAGCAGCATGTGCGGCACCCCGTGCATGGGGTCGTGCCGACCGCGATCCGAGATGGCATCCAGGAACACGTCCACCAGCGACTGCGCCGTTTCGCCAGCGCTCTGCACATATTTGACGTAGATGGTGCCGCTGTAGTGGTCGGTGATGACGTAGCGCCACACGCGCTCCCGTTCGATCTTCGCCACGTTCTTCGGCTTGTTCTTGTAGAACTTGCTCTCCTCGCAGACGGACAATCCGCCCTTGGGCAGGTAAAACAGCACACACAGCGAGGGGTCCACCTGCCAGCAGTGGTTGGGGTGCAGGCTGCGCAGGCGCACGGCGGGCTTGCCTTGGGCCAGCATGTCCGGGTGGCAGCCATATCGGCGCATGGCGCGCGAGAGCGTAGAGGGAGACACACCCGCCTCGGTGTACCCGCTGTCGCGCAACACCTTGCGCGCCACGGTCACAGGCAGCGTGCGCTTGCCATGGCTCCTGGTAGCCACATGCACCAGATGGGCGGCAGCCAGGGCTGTATCCTCACTGACGCTGATCCGCCCGGCGTCCGTGCGCCGCTTGCGGCCCGAGGCCCAGCCGATCTCCTGGCGCAGGCGGCGGTACACGGTCTGCTCCGAGCAGCAGAGTAGTTTGGCCACTTGCCCGACCAAAGGCTGGCGCTCACCGTGTCCCGCCTCATCCAGGCGGGCGGCCAGGGCGCGCAGGGTGTCGATCTCGCCGAGGTTCGCTTTCATGTTACGCCTCGTGGCCCGTGCGGCCCGCTTCCAGGTCTGCCTTGGCCGCGCCGCGCATCCACTCCGGGGCCACGATGTTCTCAAAGTCCACGGGGATGCCGTGCTCGACCAGGGCCGCGTTGACGCACTCGCAGTAGTGTTGCACCGAGGCCACGGCATACTCGGCGGTCTGCGCCGAGATGCCCTCGCCACCGAGCACGGCGTCCACCTGGAGCAGGAACCGGTTGATCTCGGCCAGCGCGCCCATGTAGGCGGCGTCCAGCGCCTTGACCGCCTCCTCTTCCCGCGCCAGCTTGAGCTCCAGGTTGGCGTCCGGCGGCAGGGACTTGAGCTTGTAGAGCTCCTCCTCAGTGGTCTGGAGCCGCTTGGCCTTGTCCTCCAGCAGCCTGCTGCGCGCCTCCAGATCGGCGGTCAGGTTCTCGCGCTCCTTCCTGGCGGCCTCATTTTCGCTCTGATGTCGGGCGGCCAGGTCTTGCAGGATGTCCAGCACCTCGTCCTTGCTCTCGCTCTCCAGCGCCTGCTTGACCACGGCCTGATCCTCGGGCGGCAGTGCCTTGAGGGCGCGGTAATCGCGATTGCGGAAGCCGATGCGCTCGGCGGATTCGTAGAGGTCGGAGCCGAGGGCTTGCATGTGCTGGGAAAGTTCCTGCAGTCTGCGGTAGGACTTTCCGAGCTTGATTTCGCAGAACTCCTCTAGCGTCTGAAACTGTCGCAGGTTTTTGGCCTCGTCGAAGTAGTGGAGCTTTTTGTAAGCCTTTTCTTTTTTTACCTTTTCAAAAATCTGCACGAGCATGGAATCTGCGACATTCGCATAAAACAGGGTCGCGTCCAGTCGCCCGAGGTCGCGGAGAACGCCCTCCACATCCATGACGGCCTGGGCTGCGACGGCCGCGCTATTCTGCACCTGCATCAGCTCGGCTTCGGGGATGGCCAGGGTGCCCTGATCCGCGTACACTTCGGCCAGCGTTTTCTGATCGTTAGACGTCATCCCCGGCCTCCTCATACTTGGCGATCACGGCCAGCACTTCGCGGCAGGCGTCCTCGCCCTTGACCACAGCCATGACGGCAACCGGATTGTCGCCATCCTTGATGGTGCAGGACACTTCCCCTAGCTCCACAAGCTCCCCAAATGTCATGTTCAGGATGTCATTCATTGCGTCAAACATACTCATGGGTGTCTCCTTTCTAGTTTTGCGATCCGGTGAGGATGCGGCGGTTGAGTTCCATGATGCGGTCCTGGGCCCCGGCCATTTCGTTGGCGTGGGCCTGGGCTATCTGGAGCAGGGCAACGGAGTGTGCCCAGCGGCCCGTGTCCAGCTGCGTGACCATCCCCTCCTCGGCCAGCGCCTGCAGGGCGCGCGTCACGTTGACCGGGCTCTCGCCCAGGGCCTTGGCCACATCGCCGTTGGAGAGGCCGCGCAGGGAGTGGCCCTTGAGAATCTTGAGCACGCGCAGGACGCGCCGGGCCGAGGTGGAGGTGGCCTTAGACATGGTTGATGCCTCTTGCCTCGCGGGCGCGGGCCACGGCCTCGTCGTAGACCTGCCCGGACTTGCGGATGGCCTGGGCCACGGCGTCGGGCAGGGTGTCGCCATAGGCGAAGATGATTTTATAAAAGCCCGTGAAGGCGTAGCCGATGACCTCGCCGTCGTCGTCAAACGCGATGCACTGGGGCAAGGGTCGCATCAGCTCCAGCAGGTAGCCGAACCTGCGGGACAGAATGGCCCAGCCTGGCTCGTCACAATCCTCGCCCACCACCCCAAACGCCTCGGGGGACAAGCCGAACATCGCCGCCAGCTCGTTGGTGGTGTGGTCCTCAAGCAGCTCCAGGAAGTCTCCCTCTGGCCTGTCGGCGTCCAGCAGCCCGAGTATGATCACGCGTTCCATCTGCAGATCGGCATCGGCCAGCAAATCCCTGATCTCGTCAAACATGACACACTCCTTTTAGCGGTTGATTTGATCCCACAGCGCCTTGCGCTGCTTGGCCCGCTCCCGATCCTCGGCGGTGATCCGCCCAAGCTCGTAGAGCGGCGTTTGTTCCGGCATGAGCACGGCCAGCCCGGCGCATTCCAGGGCGGCCCTGGCCGGGCCGGGGTCGCCGGTGATGACGGTCAGTGCCGCCAGTTGGTCGAGGGGGATGGACCTGTCACCCTTGCCGGGCGCGGCCCAGTTGTTGACGGCGTGTACCGAGACGGCCTCGCCGGTGAGGCGCGACAGCTCGTCGGCCACCACCTCGCGCGACAGGCCGCAGTTGGCCAGCGCCCGGCGCAACGCCTCCTTGACGGCCTCCTTGCACCGCAGGCCGCCAGCCTTGTGGGTTTGCGAGGCCAGCGTGGACATGGGCAGGGTCAGTTGCACCATTCCCTGGTCAAATTTTGGCCGCAGCTTAGACATTGTCAGGCCGCTGGTTTGTCGTTACACAATAGGGCATGGTCGTTATGCGTTGATGGCCGTGGCGATTTCGCGGTCATCCACGATCTCGCCCCGTTTGAGGCCGAGCTTCACGGCGATCTTGTGGGTCTGGCCCCGTGTGGGGTTACGGCGGGCGGCGAGGATGTCGTAGACCAGATTCGGCTGAAAGCCGTTGGCAACTGCCCATTGAGAAATGGAGATACCCTTGCGCTTGAACTCGTTTTTTACGTCCTCTGAGGTGCGAATCATGTCGTGATCCTTTGTTTTCCGTTGTCGATGTCAATGTGTGAACTTGTTCCGAACTGTCGTGAAACAGTTGTAGTTAATTATTTCAACAATTGTCAAGTTGAAATAATTAACAAGGGTGAATTTTGTCTATTCCGACAAGAATTAAGCAGGTTATTGAAGGCTTGTCTGTGGCCAAAGTGGCGCAAATGCTTGATGAAAAGGAATCAAGGGTTCGCTCCGTGGTCTATGGGAAGCAGCGAGTGCCTGAAGACTTTCTGATAAAGTTCGTTCAGGTGTTCCAGGTGGACGCCAACTGGCTGTTGCTCGGAGTGGGAGAGCCGCCCAAGCCGGAGCTGACCTCTGTGGAGGCGGCGTTGCTGGACAATTTCCGCCACTGCCCGACGGATGAGCAGGACGCGATTATCAAGACGAGCGCTCTGCTCGCGCAACGTCCTGGGAAAAAGAACTTGAAGAACGCGGGGTAAATCGTCTGACAAGGGGGCGTTAGGCAGTTATGACGGCGTATGTTGTTCTTATCATTCTATTCGCTGTGGTTTTCTGGTTGCTCCCTGTTTGGGCGCGCTGGAGCTTGGCCGCAATTGGTGGCGCGTTCCTGCTCCCTCATGGGCCGGAGATGACGATCCCTTACTTTGTCATTGCTCTGCTGGGGGTTGGTTGCTGGTTTGTCGGCTGGCTGATCATTAACCACATCCCTTCCCGCTTACAGCTGTGCCCGGCATTGTTTATCTGCGGGGCTGTTCTCATCCTCCCAACGATTGCGCAGCACGTTCCCGAGAGAGTAAGCGGCTGGATAAAGCCCGAGCCGACGATCACCCCGTCTTTTTCCGATGTCCGCCTCCGCATTGCGGATGATAAACGTCTTATGCTCTCCGGCCAGACCAACCTGCCGGACGGAACTCGACTCTGCTCAAGCATTGTCCAGACGATTCCCGAGCGAAAGGTGTTGTACCTCGACACCGCTATGGACCCCGCCAAGTGGGATGTGATCGTGACAGACGGTCGCTTTCAAAGCTGGTTCCCCAGCGCCTATGAGAAAGGCTTGGTCGCCGGAATCTACATTTTGCAGATAGGCGTGCTGCCAAGGCAGAACAGTGTTCTGGGACCGAATAACGCATGGCTCTCGGGTCCGGGCGTGGCCGTCGCGGCCAATGGGAATAAGACATTTACAACCGAGGTCGAGGTGGATCTGCCAGCCCTGCCCGCACACGGCGAATTCTGACAGTTGGTGGAGTTTGAGTAGATTGAAGAGGAGCTTAGACCTTGACAGCGAGCCTCTGGAAAGGCGGCTTTGTGGGCGTAACGGGGCGGGAAGCGATTGAAGGATGTGGGGTAAACAACAAGGAGGATCCATGGCAGAGGGAGACAAATCAAGAACGATGAGCTACTTAAGGGCATTCTTCCCTGACAATAAGGCACTCACCCTGTGCGAATATCTTGCGGCGGCACACCGACGGGTCACGACCGTTGCGGATCGCACTTTCACCATTGATGGGCAGGAGGTGAAGTGCTGTCACGAAGAAAGAAAACGTGACCCCTCCACCAAGGAAAGACGCCAATACGTCCACGTCTCCGTCTCCACTCCGGGCGAACCCGTTTCGCTTGTCCCCCAGGGCGGGCAAAACAAGGAGGTCGACCTCGGAACAGCAGTCCCTCCCCAGGGCAACGACTTCATGGACGGTGACTTGATGCTCCTTGTCCAGGACAATCATGTTTTGTTCTGCTCCACAGGTCTGCGGGTTAGCAAGGCAAAGGAATACCTGATGCACCTTCTGGAAAAGACCGGTCAGCCGGAAGAGGCGCTTGCGTTTTCGCTCGTAAGCGTGGCCGATGTTGACAAGGTAAGGATGATTCGGGAGAAGGGTGTCAAGCGACTCCACCTGAGCGCCGGACTTTTCCCGGCCACCTTGGACCACCTCAAGCGGACGACCAATACCATGTCGGAGAAGGTGGTTAAGGCTGTCACCGAAGAGTTTTTGGAGATATGCAAAAAGGATGAATCTCTTGCGCAGTATTCCGAGGCTGAGAACCTGACGGCCGAAATCATTCTCAAATACGACAGGAGATTCAAGGGCGGCGAGTTGGGGCAAAAAAGGATTGAAAGCCTCGCCGAAATGGCTGTAGATGAAGGGGACGACGGCTTTAAAATTGTCACCGGTGATGGTGAAACCATTTCTGCAAGCACCATCACCCTGCGCAAGGAGATCAAGGTGCCCAAGTATGGAAAAACCGTAAGACATGAGTCGGTCTGGGCAGAGATGCGAACTTACCTGAAAGAGCTTCGGAACAAGGGATTGTTGGATCAGTAAATGGATTTTGGAAGGATAGCATTTTTCAGTCTGGCCCTGCTGTCAGGAATTTCTGCCGCCATCTGGGGGCAGCCGCTTATTCATGGCAACGAGAGCGCGGTCAATATTATCGTAACCGTCTTTTCCATTCTCTCCGGCTTCCTGATCGCAGTCATCACCATCATCGGCGATCCGTCAGGCGTGGCGAGCAGAAACAGTTGGCGTTTTTCCGAGCTCAACAGGAACAACGTCAACCGCCGTCTCATCCGAAACAAATGGATGTTCGTGCTCTACCTGATCACCTTGACCCTCATATTCTTGTCAGCGCTGATCAAGGACCACTCCGCCGTCACAATCTGGATAGAAAGGGCTTACCTCGGCCTTGCGGTCATGGCTTTTGTCCTCTCGTTCCGACTGCCCTGGGCGCTGGTGAACATTCAAATGCGTCGGTATGACGAACTGATCGACGAACAAAGAAAAGCCTGCGGAATAAACGGCGAGGCTTCTCAGTCAGAATAACCCCCAAGGCCGCCCACTCCGGGCGGCCTTTTCATTTCTCCGTTCCTTTTACCCCTCTTCAGTTTGTAACCCGCGTTACAGGACCAGCCCTTGGTCCTGGCCTATGGTCATGTCTACACGGTGCGGGCGGGCGGTCTGGTGTTTGTCGCTCCTTTGGCCGGGCCGCCCGCGCCGCACCACCTGCACAACCGCAAGGAGACAACCGACATGACCGCGCCCCGCATGACATCCATCATCATCCCCGCCCTGGCCCTGCTGGCCGTGGTGGCCCTGGCCGCCCCGCAGCAGCTGGCCGTGATTGCCTACAAGGTGGCGCTCATCACCATCGCGGGCGTGGCCGGATACTGCCTGGACCGCGCCCTGTTCCCGTATGCCCGGCCCCATGAATATATTGGCCCGCTGCGCCGCCTTGGCCCCACCGCGCAGCCCCGGTTGTGGGTGCCATGCGTGGTGGCCCAGCTGCGCCGGGCCATGATCGTGGCCGCCGCCATGCTGGCCGTGGGCCTGGGGCTGTAGCCGTGCCCCGTCGCTGGGAAGAGTGGCTGCCGTGGCTGATGCTGATCTGCGCCGTGGCAAACCTGTTGCTGTGGGTGGCCGTTGCCAACGCCCAGGAGATCCCCCGCGCCGCCCATCAGTACCGCTCAACGCTCATCCGCTGCGCCCGCGCCGAGTGGGGGCTTAATGCGCCGGTGGCCACCTTTGCCGCCCAGGTGCATCAGGAGTCGCTGTGGCGGACCGATGCCCGCTCCCAGGCCGGGGCGCAGGGGCTGGCCCAGTTCATGCCCGCGACATCGGCCTGGCTACCCGAGGTGGCCCCGCACACGGGCGAACCCGCGCCGTACAACCCCGGCTGGGCGCTGCGGGCCATGGTCGCCTACGACCTGTGGCTGTGGCAGCGCATCACAGCCGTGACCGAGTGCCACCGCATGGCCATGACGCTCTCCGCCTACAACGGCGGTCTGGGCTGGCTCAACCGGGACAAGCGGCTGGCCGAGGCCAGCGGGCTGGATCCGGCCCGGTGGTGGGACCATGTGGAGACCGTCAACGCGGGCCGCGCCGCCTGGGCCATCCGCGAAAACCGGGGCTACCCGCGCCGCATATTGCTCACGCTCTCCCCTGTGTACGAGGCCGCCGGATGGGGCCGGGGGGTGTGCCCATGAGCCTGATGACCATTTTTTCTGCCGTGTCCACTGCCGTAACTGGCCGCTGGCGGATGATCGCCCTGATCCTGGCCGCCGTGCTCCTGGTGGGGTTGCTGACCGGCTACGCCGCGTGGCGCGGCTACCACGCCGGATACGAGCGGGCCGATGCCGAGCGCCGGGCCGAGGTGAGCGGGATCCGCGCGGACCACGCCCTGGCCCTGGCCGAGGCCGAGAGCCGGGCTCGGGCCATGCTGGAGGCCGAAACCGCGCGGACATATGCTCTGGAGCGGCAGTACCTGGACGCCACCAAAACCATCGCGGCCCAACGCCGCCAGATAACCAACCGGAGGATTGAGGATGCGAGTCGCAACGTTGCTGCTGTTGATGGCCGTTGCCTGTTCGGGCCTGATTGGGTGCGCCTCTACAACGAGGCCATCGGTGCCGGTGACAGTGATCGCGCCGTGCCCGGAGCCGCCCCCGGCCCTGATGCAGCGGCCACAGCCGCCCAGACCGCTGGTGCCTGGATACCACGAGGAGGCGGCCCGCTAATGCCCGCCGTCACACCGCAAGACATCCTGGCCCATATCCGCGACTACGGCGCGCGCTGCCGCGAGCTGGAGGCGCAGCTCAATGGGCTGATCGACTGGGCCGAAGGCCGCCCGACGCGGGAGGAGACATGGAAGTGACCATCCCCATGTGGCAGCTGCTCATGCTGTCGGCTACCGTGCTGCTGTCGTTTTTCGGCTTCGTGTTCGCGGTCTGGAAGATCGTCAGCAAGCTGTCCATGGCTCTGGCAAGTTCCCGCGCGGACAGCGCGCGGAGCACAGCGGACACCGCCCACGACAAAGCGTGTGCTGCCGAGTGTCTGGCCCAGGACAATGAGAAAAATCTACTCAGGCTGCGCGCCGAGCTACCACTCGAATACGTGCGACGCGAAGATTTCATCCGCAATCAGACCGTCATCGAGGCCAAGCTCGACGCCCTGGCCGAGAAGATAGACAAAGGAGGCCCCCGTGGCTGTTGATCATGCCAAAGTCCGGCGCGAGCACATGCGCTGGATGCTCATCCTGACCCTGAACAACGCCCGGCCCATCGGCTGCTATGACGAGGTCGCCCTGGCCACGGTCCAAGGCGTGTACACCGACACCACCCAGATGGAGGTGCGTCGCGAGCTGGACTATCTGGCCGAGCGCGAACTGGTGGAGCTGGAAAAGCAGCCCGATGGCAGGTGGTTCGCCAGGCTCAACCGCCACGGCGTGGATGTGGCCGAGTACACCGTCAGCTGCGAGCCCGGCATAGCCCGGCCCGCCAAGTATTGGTAGGCGGCCATGGCAAAACGCTCCGCAGTACAGACCCTGCCAAAGTCCGTGAAAGAGTGGCTGGACCGAGCCCTGGCCGAGAACGGTTTTGCGGGCTACCAGCTGCTGGCCGACGAGCTGAAGGCGCGCGGGTATGACATTTCCAAGAGCGCCATCCACCGATACGGCCAGAAGTTCGAGGAGCGGCTGTCCAATCTCAAGCTGGCCAGCGAGCAGGCACGGGCCATCGTGGACGCTGCGCCGGACGACGAGAACACCATGAACGACGCGCTCATGCGACTGGTTCAGGAGCGGCTGTTCGGCGTGCTCCAAGACATCGAAATCGACCCGAGCAAGATCAACATCGGTTCCCTGGCCAAGTCCATTGCCGAGCTGGGCCGGGCCAGCGTGACACAGAAAAAGTGGATGGCCGAGGCGCGCCAACAGGAGCGTGATCGCGCTGCCGAATTGGTGGACGAGATGGCCACAGCCCAAGGCATGACCGAGGATCAAGCCCGATTCTGGCGAGAAAAAGTTCTGGGTGTCCGATGAACGATCAGCTTGCTCCCTTGGGAGACGTGCTTCGCGTCCTGTCCTTTGACGAACTGCCGCCCAGGGTCCGCGAGATACCTGAAGGCTTTGACCCCTTGGCCGAAGGGGTACTCATGGACCACCAAGTGGAGTGGATCAAAGACCCGTCCGATTTCAAGGTGGAGGAAAAAGGGCGGCGTACAGGCATCACCTTCGGCGAGGCTCTGGATGACACCATCACTGCATCCTCCAGGCGAGACGCCGAGGGCGACAACGTCTACTACATCGGCGACACCAAGGAAAAGGGCCTGGAATTTATCGGCTACTGCGCTAAGTTCGCCCGGATTATCGCCCAGGCGCAGAGCCTGGGTTTGTCCGGCATCGAGGAGTTTCTGTTTGAGGACCAGGACGGGGAAGGCCACACCAAGCACATCAACGCCTACCGCATTCGGTTCAGCTCGGGATTCCAGATTGTAGCCCTGTCCAGCCGACCGGCCAACATTCGCGGTTTGCAGGGCATCGTTGTCATAGACGAGGCCGCTTTTCACGCCAACGTCCAGGCGGTCATAGAAGCCACTACCGCTCTGCTGATTTGGGGTGGCAAGATCAGAATCATTTCTACCCACAACGGCAAGCGCAACCCGTTTAACCAGCTCATCAAGGACATCCGCGCCGGGCGCTATGGAGCTGGTGCCACAGTGCATACCCATACTTTCGACATGGCCGTGGCCAATGGCCTCTATGAACGCGTCTGTCTGATGAAAGGCTGGACCGCCAGTGAGAAGGGCAAGCGGGCTTGGTACGACCGCATCCGCAAACGCTACGGCCCGCGCCGGGCGGCCATGCTTGAGGAGTTGGACGCAGTGCCGCGCGACTCCGGCGGACAGTCCATCCCCGGCGTTTGGATTGAAGAGGCCATGCGAGAGAAGCGGCCCGTTCTACGTATCGCCCTGGCTGACGATTTTGCCCGCCGCCCGGACTGGGAGCGTCGGGAGTGGGCCGATCACTGGATCGCGGGGAATATTACTCCGTTGCTGGCGGGCCTTGATCGCCGCCGTCAGCATGTTTTTGGTCAGGATTTCGCCAGACACCGGGATTTCAGCATCATCACTCCAGCGGAGATAGCCCAGGATTTGCGTCGCCGAGTGCCGTTCATGGTCGAGATGCATAACGTCCCCACTCGTCAGCAGGAACAAATTTTGTGGAACATCATTGACGGGTTGCCCAGGTTTTCCGGTGGAGCCATGGACGCTACAGGCAACGGCGCGATTTTGGCCGAGTACACAGCGGACAAGTACGGCCATGATGTAATTCAGCAGGTGCAGATGAATATCGCATGGTACCGGGCTTGGAACCCCAAATTCGTGCAGGCATTTGAGGATGGGATGTGGGATCTCCCCCAGGATGCGGATGTGGAAAGCGACCTGCGGACTGTCGAAGATATTGACGGCATCCCGCGCGTCCCGTCCATCCGGGTTCAGGACATCAAAGACCCGGAACTCTACCGCCATGGAGACGCTGCCAGCGCACTAACCTTGACGTGGTACGCCTCCAGCAACCGAGTGGAGGAAATATTCGCCTACCACCCCGTCCGCCGCCGTGATCCCGACGACGATAACCAAAACCGGCCAGTGCGGGTCACTGCCGGATTCCGCCGAGGAGTGCTGTAATGCCCACATTGTATGACCATCTGGGACGGCGGATCGAATTGTCCGCCCTGCGTCGGGAACATGCGGCTCCGAGCCTGACCGGCATCCGCACGGCCTGGTCGGGCGAGTCCGTGGCCCAGGGCATGACTCCGGCCAAGCTGGCGCGCATCCTGCGGGCCGCAGCAGACGGCGATGCCCTGGAATACCTCATCCTGGCCGAGGAGATGGAGGAGCGCGACCTGCACTATGCCTCGGTGCTCTCCACGCGCAAGCGCGCCGTGGCCGGTATCGAGCCCTCTGTGGAGGCAGCCAGCGACGATGACCGCGACGTGGAGATAGCCGACGCGGTGCGCGAGCTCATCCGCGCGCCGGAGTTTCCCGGTCTGGTCACGGACATGCTCGACGCCATTGCCAAGGGCTTCGCCGCCGTGGAGATAATGTGGGACACCAGCGGCTCGGCCTGGACTCCGCGTGAGTACGTGTGGCGCGATCCGCGCTTTTTCGTCTTCGACCGGGCGTCGGGCCAGCACCTGCGGCTGCTGGACGAGGGCGCGACCTTCGAGGGCCGCCCTCTGCCGCCGTACAAATTCGTCACCCACCTGCCCAAGATCAAGTCCGGCCTGCCCATACGGTCCGGGCTGGCCCGGCTGGCCGCCGTCAGCTGGATGTGCAAGTGTTACACTATCTCGGACTGGATGGCGTTTGCCGAGGTGTTCGGCATGCCGCTGCGGATTGGCCGCTACGGCGTCAACGCCTCGGACCGCGACATCGAGACCCTCAAGCAGGCCGTGGCCAACCTGGGATCGGACGCCGCCGCCGTGCTGCCTGACTCCATGCGCATCGAATTTCAGGAGGCGGCCAAGGCGGCGGGCGGGCCGGAGCTGTTCCCCCGCCTGGCCGAGTGGCTGGATCGCCAGGTGTCCAAGGGCGTGCTGGGCCAGACCATGACCACGGACGACGGCAGCTCCCAGGCCCAGGCCACGGTGCATGACGACGTGCGCATGGACATCGTCGCCGACGACGGGCGGCAGGTGGCGGCGTCCCTCAACCGCGACCTGGTCAAGCCGTATGTGGATCTCAACTGGGGACCACAGCAGTGTTATCCGCGCGTGGTGATCAGGCCCGAAGACCCCGAGGACATCGCGGCGCTGGCCGACGCGCTGAACAAACTGGTGCCGCTGGGCGGGCTGGGCATCGAGGCCAGCGTGGTGCGCGACCGCCTCGGCTTCCCGGACCCCGGACCGGACGCTGTGCTGCTCGGACAGGCCATGTCGGTGGCACCGGACATGCCAGCCCAGGCCGCCAACCGCAGCCGGGCGGTCAACCGCGCATCCCAGGCCGCGCGGGATGCTGGACCGGACGCGGAGCATGACGAGCTGCTGGACGTCGCCATGGCCGATTGGGAGCAGCTCATGCGGCCCGTGCTGGACCCGGTGCAGTCCCTGGCCGACCGGTGCGCCAGCTACGAGGAATTCCTGGCCGGGCTGCCCGGCCTGCTGGGCGAGATGAACGCCGATGCCCTGGTGCGGTCCCTGGCCCTGGCCACCTTCACGGCGCGCGGCCTGGGCGACGGCGGGGAGTAGCGCATGGCCGTCAACTTTCCCGGCCCGGTGCCCAAGGAGGCCCTGGAGTATTTTCGGTCCAAGTCGGTTACGCCGTCCTTTGATCACCGCGATGTCTGGCGCGAGGAACATGCCACTTCCTTTACCGTGGCCAAGGCCATGCAGACGGACATCCTGACCGATATCCGGGCCGAGGTGGACCGCGCCCTGCGCGACGGCCGCACCTTCCGCGACTTTGCCAAAGACCTGACCCCGACGCTGCAGCGCAAGGGCTGGTGGGGCGAAAAGGATATGGCTGATCCCCTGACCGGCAAAACCCGGCGCGTGCAGCTGGGCAGCCCGCGCCGTCTGCGGGTGATCTACGAGACCAACATGCGCACGGCGCGCGCCGCCGGGCAATGGGAGCGCATCCAGCGCACCAAGGACTCGCTGCCGTATCTGCTCTACCAGCTCGGCCCCTCGCGCGAGCACAGGCCGGAGCACGTGGCCTGGCACGGCCTGCTCTTGCCCGTGGACGATCCGTTTTGGATCAGCCACATGACGCCCAACGGCTGGGGCTGCAATTGCCGGGTGCGTCCCGTGAGCAAACGGGAATACGAGCGGCTCCAGGGCGAAGGCGTGCGCGCCCCGGAACCGATGCAGGAGATCAACCCCGACACCGGCCTGCCCACCGGGCATATCCAGGCGTCCAGCGTGCCCGTGCGGACCACGCCGCCCCCGCCACAGACCCGCGAGTGGGTCAACCGCCGCACCGGCGAGGTGCATCAGGTACCGGTGGGTATTGATCCAGGCTGGGACTATAACCCCGGCGCTGTGGGGCGGCTGGCCTCCGGGCTGGATCAGGCCGCGCAGAAGCTGGCGGCCACCGGGCGCGACATCGCGGCAGCCTCGGCGCGGGCCATGGCCGCCGGGCCGTCCTTCGACGCCTGGGCCGCATCGCCGAAGGGGGATTATCCCATCGGCGTGCTCAAGGATGAGGACGCGGCCCTGGTCAAAGCCGGTGCGCGGGTGGTGCGCCTGTCGCCCGATACCATGGCCAAACAACTGCGCGAGCATCCCGAGCTGGTCATCGGCGAGTATGCCTCGGTCCAGGATGCCCTGGACCTGGGCGAGCGCATCCAGGATGGGCTGCGCAGCCTGATCTATCTGCTGGAGACGGACGGGTATGTCGCGGTGGTCAAGGCCACCCGGACGGGCAAGGCTCTGTTCATGACGAGTTTCAGGCGGCTGCCGTCCAGCGACGCCAAGCGGGACGTCGAGCTGCGCCGCCTGAGGGCCAAACAAAAATGAGCCCTGCGAACAGGGCTCATTGTGAGCTGACCGGCGGGGCCTCCCTGCCCGGACCAGGTCCGGCAACCCCGCATGGCACTCCGGCGCAAGCGCCGTGTTACGGCCGGGAGATTCATCACCGTGTCGCGGCCAGCTAGTATATGTGTACGACCGATCAACAACCGAGTCAATGCCGTGGTCGCGAAAAACGGCCTACAACGAACCCAAGCCCCTTCGCCCGCGCCTTGGGTCGGCCAAGGGACCGAAAGTGCCGCCAAGGCCGTTCATGAATCGATGTGAACGCATCGTGAACGCATCCAGACGGCGGGCATGATGGCCCTCTCGCCCGCAGTTTGATCCCAGCCCTCTGATCGCACCCCGGCAATTTCTAACCTCGGTTACAAGACCCCGCCCCAAACCTGCGCCATGCTGGGCGCATGAAACATCAATTCGTAGCCCTGAATGTGGAACTCCCCAACGGCGCGCCCGAGTGGGTGGAGTTGATCCCGGCCGGTCCCAATGTCCAGGGGGTGGACGGACGCAGCTGGTACTCCGGCCCTGAACAGGTGCGGGCCGTTCTGGCCGCTTTCGCCGACCGTGGCCTGCCGTATCCCATCGATTGGGAACACTCCACCGAGTACCGCGCGCCCAAGGGCGAGGAGGCCCCGGCCGCCGCGTGGATCGTCGAGCTGGCTGACCGCCAGGGTGCGCTCTGGGGCCGCGTAGAATGGACGCCGCGCGCCAGGCAGCAGGTCGAAAACCGCGAATACCGATATCTCTCGCCCGTGTTCGCATACACCAAGACAGATCGCAAAATCCAGGCCCTCCTTTCGGCGGGCCTGACCAATACCCCCAACCTGCGCCTGACGGCCTTGAATCGGAACCAGGCGCGCAACATGGAGGACGATGACATGAAAAAGGCACTGTGCCGCCTGCTCGGACTGCCGGAAACGGCGACCGACCAGGACATCGAAGCGGCAGTCGCCGAGCTCAAGGGCGACACCGGCCGCGCCGCCAACCGCGCGCTGCCCGAGGGACTGCCCGAGGCTCTGGGACTGGCCGCCGGGGCGACCCCGGAACAGGCTCTGGCCAAGATCAGCGAAATGGCCAAGGCCGCCAAGGCCGCCAACACCGCCGGCACCACGCGGAGCGCCGACCCCGAGACCGCCGTGGATCTGGGGCGCTACGTGCCCAGGCCGGATTACGACCAGGCCATGAACCGCGCCCAGACCGCCGAGCAGAAGCTGGCCGACATTGAGGCCAAGGCCATCGGCGAGGATATCGAACGGTCCGTGAATCAGGCCATGGCCGAGGGCAAGATAGCCCCGGCCAGCCGCGAGTTCTACGTGGCCATGTGCCGCAAGGACGGCGGACTGGACGAGTTCAAGAAGTTTGCCGCCAGCGCGCCCAAGGTCATCGCCAACCCGGTCCTGCCCGACGCTCCCGCAGACAAGGGCGGCTCGTTGTCCGATGCGGACCGCGCCGTGTGCCGGTCGCTGGGCATCGCCGAGGGCGAGTACACCAAGAGCCTCAAGGCCGAGAACCCCAATGAAGGAGGCGCATGATGGCCCTCTCCGCTGATCGCAACACCGTTTCCCGCGAGGGGGTGGAGTTTCAGTTTCCCGTGGCGGCCTCCGGGCGCATCTACGCCGGGGGCATGGTCGCGCTGGATACCGATGGCAACGCAGTGCCCGCCTCGGCTGACGCCACGTTGACCGTGGTGGGCCGGGCCGAGTCCTCAGCCGACAACTCGTCCGGCAACGCCGGAGACATGGCCGTCACCGTACGGCGAGGCTGCTTCCACTACGGCAACAGCGCCGGTGCCGACGAGATCACCCGCGCGGACATCGGCTCCACCGCCTACGTTGTGGACGACGAGACCGTGGCCAAGACCGACGACACAGCCAGCCGCCCGGCGGCAGGCATCATCATGGACGTGGACGACTCGGGCGTCTGGGTCCGCATCTAGGAGGATACGATGATCATCAACCACACCACCCTGTCCGCCCTGTTCACGGGCTTCAAGGTATTGTTCAACAAGGCGTTCGAGGGCACGCGCAGCGACTGGGAAAAGCTGGCCATGATCGTGCCCTCCACGACCTCGCAGGAGGTCTACGCCTGGCTGGGCATGACTACCGGCTTCCGCAAGTGGGTCGGCGACCGGGTCGTGCAGAACCTGAAGTCGCACAATTTCACCATCGTCAACGAACCCTTCGAGAACACCGTCGGCGTTGCCCGCGACAACATCGAAGACGATCAGATCGGCGTGTACTCGCCGCTCTTCGCCCAGCTCGGCGAGGACGCGCGCACACACCCGGACACGCTCATCTTCGCTCTGCTTGCCGCCGGATTTGCCACCCGGTGCTACGACGGCCAGTACTTCTTCGATACAGACCATCCCGTGGTCGGCGCTGGCGGCGCTGTCACCAGCGTGTCCAACATGCAGGCCGGTTCCGGCACGCCCTGGTTCCTGCTCGACACCTCCAGGGTCATCAAGCCGCTCATTTTCCAGAAGCGCAAGGACTACACGTTCGTGTCCCTGGATAAGGAGACCGACGCCAACGTGTTCAACCGGCGCGAGTACCTCTACGGCGTGGATGCCCGCTGCAACGTCGGCTACGGCCTGTGGCAGATGGCTTTTGGTTCCAAGGCTGCTCTCGACGCCACCAACTACGGCGCGGCTCGTGCCGCCATGATGGGCATGAAGGGCGACAACGGACGCCCGCTGGGCATTCGGCCCACCACCCTGGTGGTGCCGCCCACGCTCGAAAAAGCGGCCCTGGAAGTGGTCAAGGCCGAGCGCAACGCCGACGGTGCGACCAACGTCTACCGCGATTCCGCCGAGGTGCTCGTCACCCCGTGGCTGGCTTAGGGGAGGTGACCGATGCCCGTGATCATCACTGCCAAGCATGATGGGTTCCGCCGTTGCGGCGTGGCCCATCCGGCCAAGCCCACCGAGCATCCCGACGACAGGTTTACCGAGGCCGAACTGGCCGTGCTCAAGGCCGACCCCAATCTGGTGGTTCACCAGGTCAAGGCCACGGCGGACGCCAAGGTCGTGGCCGATGCCAAGGTCTCGGCTGACAAGGTTGCGGCCAAAAGCAAGACCACGCCCAAGGGAACCGGGAAATAATCCATGAGCTACGCGACCGAAACGGACATCATCGCGCGCTACGGCCAGGACCAGTTGCTGGTCCTGGCCGACCGCGACGGCGACGGTCTGGCCGATGCCGAGGTGATAGCCGGTGGCCTGGCCGATGCCGATGCCGAGATCGACGCCTATCTGGCCAAGCGGTACGACCTGCCCCTGGCCGAGGTGCCGCCGGTGCTTACGCGTCTGGCCGTGGACATCGCCGTCTACCGCATGTGCGACACGGACGCCATGGCCACCGAAGGCCGCCGCAAGCGGTACGAGGATGCCGTGTCCCTGCTGCGCCGCATCGGCACGGGCGAGATCGCCCTGGGCCAGCAGCCTGAACCGCAAACCTCAAGCGGTTCGGCCAGCGTGGTGTCCGCCCCGCGCACCTTCCGCCGGGGGATCCGATGAGCGTCTCGCTGCGAGTGGACGACGCCGGGCTGACCCGCCTGGCCGAACGCATCAAGTCCCTGGGCGCGGCTGACACCCGCGCACTCATGGACGATCTGGGCGCGGAGGTTGCGTCCCAGACGCAGCGCCGCATTGATACCGAGAAAACAACCCCGGACGGCCAGCGTTGGCAGCCCTGGAGCGAGTCTTACGCCCGCACCCGGCACGGCAACCAGAGCCTGCTGGTGGCGCGCGGCGGGTTGTGGGACTCCATCCAGCACGTCGTCGGCCTCGATGGCCGGTCCGTGGATATCGGGTCGAACCTGGTCTACGCCGCCACGCATCAGCTCGGTCTGGACATGAGCATTGTCGGCTCCCGGCGTCGGGTGACCATCGCGGCCCGGACATACCTCGGCCTGTCGATTGAGAACGAGGCCGACCTGGAGGCCATCATGGACGACTTCGCCACCCGAACCATGGAGGACATATGAGCGTTCGCACCCTGCGGCAGGCCGTGGCCGATGCCATCAAGGCGGCCATGCCGAGCCTCAAGGCCTGCGCCACCCATCCGGGTCGGTTCGACGCCGGTGAGCTGGCCAGGCTGGCCACGCGGTCCCCGGCGATCTTTGTCGCCGTGCTCGGCATCACAGACCAGTCCGTGCAGCACGACGAGGTCACGGGCACGCTGACCTTCGGAGCATACGCCCTGGCGGGCGACAGCCACGTGGCAGACCGGGACGCCGCCGCCCTGGCCATGGTCGACGCCCTGGCCCTGCTGGTGCCCGGCAACCGCTGGGGGCTGGCCGAGTCCGTGAGCAACCCGGAGCGCGTCCGGTCCGAGAATCTCTACTCCGGTCAGGTTGATCGCATCGGCGTGTCCCTTTGGGCCGTGACCTGGCAGCAGCGGATGGTCATCGGCCAGACCATGGACGCCGCCGCCCTGGCCGCCCTGGACCTGTTTGCAACCTGTGACCTGCAATACCCCATCTCGGACGACGCGCCCGTTGCCGAGGATGCGGTGCAGCTGCCCCAAGAGGATTGATCATGCAGAATATTTTCGTCCAGCCCGCACCGGGCCGCCAGGTGCGCGCCCCCCGGACCGGCCAGGCCGTGCCCGCCCAGGGCGCGATCGTCCCTGCCACGACCTACTGGCATCGGCGTCTGCGCGACGGCGACGTGGTCCTGTCCACCGGATCGGCCATCGGTCAGGCCAAGGCCAAAACCAAGACCGACAAGGAGTAGTCCATGACCATCAGCTTCAACACCATCCCCGACAAGCTCCGCGTCCCTCTGGTGTATATCGAGTTTGACAGCTCGCGCGCCATGCAGGGCACTCCGGAAATCGACTACAAGACCCTGGTGCTCGGCCAGATGCTGGCCACCGGCACCGCCGCGCCCGGCACCCCGGTGCGCGTTCTGTCCGCCGACCACGCCGTGGCCCTGTTCGGTCGCGGCTCCATGCTGGCCGACATGTTCGCGGCCTGCAAGAAGGCCGACCGCTACCAGGAGACCTGGGCCATCCCGCTGGCCGATGCCGAAGCGGGAACGGCGGCCACCGGCACGCTGACCGTCACCGGCGCGGCCACGGCTGCGGGCACCCTCAACTGCTATATTGCCGGTCAGCGGGTGCGTATCGCGGTGGCCAGCGGCGACACCGCCGCCGAGGTGGCCACTGCCCTGGCTGCCGCCGTCAACGGCGATGCGGACCTGCCTGTCACCGCCCTGGCCGCCGAGGCCGTGGTCACCCTGACCGCCCGGCACAAAGGCGAGTCCGGCAACGATATCGACCTGCGGACCAATTACTACACCGGGGAGTCCCTGCCCGCCGGTATCGGCGTGTCCGTGGCGGCCATGTCCGGCGGTACCGGCAACCCGGACGTGTCCGCCGCCATCGCCGCATTCGGCGACGAATGGTGGAACGGCCTGGTCATGCCCTGGACCGATGCGGCCAACATGGTGGCGTTGGAAGCCGAGCTGGCCGAACGCTGGGGCCCCATGCGCCAGATGGACGGCATCGCCTACACCGCTGTGCGCGGCACCCTTGGCGAGGCATCGGCATGGAGCGCCGGGCGCAACATGCAGCTGGTCACCTGCCTGCCCACGGGCAAGGCGGCGTCCCCGCCCTGGGCGCTGGCCGCGATCTACGCCGTGGTCGCCGCCGCCTCGCTCTCGGTGGACCCGGCCCGCCCGCTGCAGACACTGACGCTGCCCGGCTTCCTTCCTCCGGCCAAGGGCGACCGCTGGACCATGGAGGAGCGCAACCTGCTCCTGTACGACGGACTGTCCACCTTCACGGTGGGCAGCGATGGCACGGCCCGCATCGAGCGCGCCATCACCACGTACCAGACCAACAGCTACGGGTTGGCGGACACCAGCTACCTGGACGTCACCACCCCGGCCACGCTGGGATACATCCGCTATGCCACCCGCGTGCGCATCACCAGCAAGTTCCCGCGCCACAAGCTGGCCGACGACGGCACCCGGTTCGGACCGGGCCAGGCCATCGTCACCCCGTCCATCGTCCGGGCCGAGCTGCTCGCCCTGTTCCGCGAGCTGGAGGAGAAAGGGCTCGTGGAGGATTTCGACCAGTACAAGGCCGATCTGCTCGTGGAGCGCAACGCGGACGATCGCAACCGTGTGGACGTCCTGTCCCCGCCCAACCTGGTCAACCAGCTCCGCATCCTCGCCGAGCAGATCCAGTTCATCATCTAAGGAGAATCCATCATGCAAGTCACCGGCAAGGCAATCATCCGTGTGGACGGCACCGAACTGCGCACGCAGGACGGCGCCACCCTCAACCCCGGCGGCGAGAAGCGCGAGGCGCAGGTCGGCAACGGCAAGGTCCACGGTTACAAGGAGGAGACCCAGGCCCCCGAGCTGGAGTGCCAGGTCTTCCACACCGCCGACCTGTCCCTGAAGGCGCTGGGCGCGATCACCTCGGCCACGGTCATGTTCGAGACCGACACGGGCGCGGTCTTTGTCCTGCGCGAGGCGTTTGTCACCGACGTGCCCTCGCTCAACGTCAAGGACGGCACCGTGGGCCTCAAGATGTCCGCTATCAGCTGCGACGAGGGGGCCTAGCATGGCCGACAACATCACCTTCCCCCTGGTCACCGGCCTGCCCGTGGGCGACGAGTTCCTGCGCGATGTCACCCTGCGCGAGGTGCGCGCGGGCGACATCATCGAGGCCCAGGAGGAGGCCGAGAAGCTGGTGCACACGCCGGGCGGTCCGGCCCTGGTGGCCAGCCCCACGCTCCTTGGCCTTGGTGTCCTGCGTCGCCAGATAGTGAGCATAGGCAACGTGCAGGGGCCGATATCCCTCAAGGAGCTCAAGCGGCTGACACCCCACGATCTCGGCATGATCCAGGCCGAGGCCGACCGGCTGGACGCCGCCGTGGCCATGGCCCTGGCCCGCCAGGGGGCGGACCGGGGGCGATCTGATGGGGCGCACGAATGACCTGGAGCGGCTCGTGCTGACCCTGGCCAGCCGCACCCGGTGGGCCGAGGCGGAGATTCTCGGCCTGCCGCTGCGGCGGCTGATCCGCTATCTCAATCACCTGAAGTGAGTCCCTGATGAGCAACCTGCGCACCTCCATATCCCTCGACCTGGCCGGCAACCTGGCGGCCAGCGCCAAACGCTACGGCGACGCCATGGCCTCCATGAGCCAGCGTGGATCCCGTGCCTTTGCCGGACTGCGCAGCGCGGCGGCCAGCGCCGGGCGTGGGCTCGACGCCCTGGGCAACCGCTACACCGCCCTGATAACGGGCGCGGCAGGCGCGGGCACAGCCAGGATGGTCATGGGTCTGCAAACGCGTTTCACCCGCCTGGGCATCCAGGCGTCAGCGTCAGCCGCGCAGATGGACGAGCTCAAGCGCAGCATCTACGAGACGGCCCAGATGTCGGACATCCGGGTGGATCCCGGTGAGATCACCTCGGCCATCGAGGCCATTGTCGAGAAAACCGGTGATCTCAAGTTTGCGGAAGAGAACGTGCGCAACATCGGCGTGGCCATCCAGGCGGCCGGGGCGGCTGGTGCCAGCATCGGCGAGCTCTTTGCCGAGTTCCAGAAGATGGGCATTGCCTCTTCTCGGGAGGTGTTGGAGGCGTTCGACACTTTGAACGAGCAGGGCAAGATGGGTGCGTTCACCATGCAGAATCTCGCCGCGCTTGGCCCTCGTGTGATCACGGCCTATACCGCGACAGGGCGAACCGGCGCGCAAGCTCTGCGCGAGATGGGTGCGGCCCTCCAGATGATCCGTATGGGTACAGGTTCGTCAGAGCAGGCGGCTACTGCGTTCGAGGCAGTGATGCGCACCATGACGGACCCGCGCAAGCTGAAAGACCTTGCCCGGTTAGGCGTCAAGGTCTGGGGTGATGACGATATTTTGCGCCCCGTCAACGAGATCATGGAAGAGGTCATCAAAAAGGCCGATGGCTCCACCCGCGCTCTGGCCAAGATTTTCGACGCCGAGGCAATCAGGGCATTCAACCAGGCTGCAGGTGAATTCAAACGGACCGGGTCGCTAGACAACCTGCAGAAGTTCATGGAGGTCCAGGGAGACGGGACAACGTCTCTGTCTGACTCAGCACGCGCCGCCAAGGATGCCTCTGCAGCTCTGACATCCCTGTACACAGCGTGGTCGAAGTTTGCGGACAGCAATCTGGCCACGCCTATCAGGGCCGTGGCCAGCGCGCTGGACACCCTGGGCTCGGAGGGCGCGGACACGGCCATGTCCGTGCTCGGCTATGGGGCGGCTGGCTTGGGCGCACTGGTCATGGCCCGCAAGGCGTATACCGGGGTGCGGTCCCTGTTTGGCCGGGGCGGCGGGCTGGCCGGAGCCGCTGGGGCGGCTGGCCTGGGTGGCATGAAGCTGCCGCTGCCCGTGTACGTGGTCAATTCCAAGATGTCGCTGCTGCCGGGCGAGATGGGCGGCGGCTCGACCAAAACCGGTCGTTCAGTGGCCAGTCGTGGGGCGCGATTGAGCGGTGCCATATCCGGCGCTGGCAAGTGGGCCGGTCGCGCCGGGGGCGCGCTGGCGCTGGCTGGCACGGGGTACGGTCTCTACAACGCCTGGACAGACGACGAGCTGTCGACCGGGCAAAAAATCCAGGCCAGCGGCGGTGCAGTGGGCAGCGGGTTGGGCGGCTGGGGCGGAGCCGTGGCCGGGGCACAGTTGGGAGCGGCCCTGGGCAGCATCGTGCCGGGACTCGGCACGGCCATCGGCGCGGCGGTCGGCGGCATCGGCGGTGGACTGGCCGGGGCCTGGGCTGGCGGCAACGTGGGCGACCGGCTTGGTGAGCTGTTGAGCCAGTGGACCGGCGCGGAACCGGCCAAGGCCACCCTCGACATCACGGTCACGGATGACCGTGTCAAGGTCAGCCGGGTCAATCAGCGCGGTTTCGATAATGTCGACGTGGACACCGGCCCCTACATGCCGGGGGTGGGCCGGTGAGCTGGCGCGACATGCTGCATGACGCCTCCTTCCGGGGCGTCGCCTTTTTCGTCGAGGCACACACCCTCACCGGCGGGCGCAGGCTGGTCCAGCACGAGTATCCGCTGCGCGATCTGCCCTACGCCGAGGACATGGGCCGCAAGGGCCGTATGTACAGTGTGGAGTGCTATCTGCTCGGAGCGGACTACCTGTCGCGTGCCGACGAGCTCATGGGTGCGCTGGAGGAGGGCGGGCCAGCCACCTTGGTTCATCCCTATCTCGGCTCCAGGCGTGTGGCCGTGGCCGAGTTCTCGCGCCAGGAGTCCACCCGCGAGGGCGGCCTGGTGCGCTTCAAGGTGTCCTTTGTGGAGACCGGCGACAGCGCCGAGCCGGATTCGGTCCGTGACACCTCCTGGGCGGTCGGCGCGCAGGCGGATCAGGCCGGGCTGACACTGCAAGAGGATTTTGCCGAGACTTGGTCCACCTCCAAGTTTTCGGAGTGGGTGCGCGAGTCCGGCATCGTGTCGGTGCGCAGGGGTGTGGCCTCCATCCGCAGCGCCGCCGAGCTGGCGGCCCTCCCGGCCATGTCGGCCTCCACGCTGTTCGCCCAGGCCACCGCCCTGCATGGCGACGTGACCTCTCTGGTCGGCATGCCGCAATCCCTGGCCTCCCGCCTGTTGGGGCTGATTTCTTTTTTGGGCAGTTCCTCCGGAGGCACTGTCGGATGGTCCGCCCAGTCGGCCCTGGCCAGTCTCTACTCCGGGGCCACTCCGTCCACCGTCGTGCCCGCAACGCCGGGCCGGATACAAGCCGCTGCCAACGATCAGGCCGTGACCGATCTGGTGCGCCGCGCCGCGCTGGTGGAGGCGGCCAGGGGCAGCGCCACGCTGGAGTACGAGAGCTACGACCAGGCCGCCGCCCTGCGCGATTCGCTGGCCGATGCCCTGGACACGACTGCCGCATCAGCCCCGGACGCCGTCTATCTGGCCCTGACCGACCTGCGCACGGCCATGGTTGTGGACATCACCGCCCGTGGCGCGGACCTTGCCCGGCTGGGCACGTGGACACCGACCTCCACCATCCCGGCGCTGGTCGTGGCCCACAAGATATACGGCGACGCCGGGCGCGCCGAGGATATCGTGGCCCGCAACCGGGTCAGGCGGCCTGGAGCCGTACCCGGCGGCATGCCCCTGGAGGTGTTGGTCGATGCCTGATCATGACGTGCGGCTCAAGGTCGACGGCACGCTGTATGGCGGCTGGACCTCCATCACCATCAATAGGTCCATGGAGCAGGTGGCGGGCTCCTTCGAGCTGGCCGTGTCCGAGCGATGGGCCGGGCAGGACGTCGTCCGCCCGATCAGGCCGGGCATGACCTGCTCTGTGCTGGTGGACGGCGCGCCGGTCATCACCGGCCACGTGGACGACGTGTCCGTGGATTACGACGCCAGATCGCACACGGTCACCGTGTCCGGCCGCGACGCCACCGGCGACCTGGTGGACTGCTCGGCCCCGTCGATCCAATTCTCCGGGCGCACCCTACCGGGCGTGGCCCGCGAGCTGTGCGCGCCATACGGCATCGGGGTGAAGATCGAAGCCCCGTGCGCCGCCGCTTTCCAGCGCCTCAAGAACAACGAGGGCGACTCAGTCTACGAGACACTGGAGGCCGCCGCCAGGGTCCGCGCCGTGCTCCTGCTCTCGGACGGCCTGGGCAATCTGGTCCTGTCGCGGGTTTCGTCCTCGCGGGTCTCCACCCCGTTGGTCCTGGGGACCAACATCCTGTCGTGCGGCGCGCGCTTTTCCGGGCGCGACCGCTATTCGGTCTACACGGTCAAGGGCCAGTCGTCCGGCTCGGATGATTGGTTTGGCGAGTCCGCAGCCCAGCCCGCAGGCCAGGCCCGCGACAAGGGCGTGGGCCGCCACCGTCCGCTGACCGTGCTGGCCGAGGAGCAGATCGACCCGGCAGCGGCTGCGGAGCGCGCCCAGTGGGAGCGCAACGTCCGCTATGGCCGTGGCCGGACCATGACCGTGACCGTGCGCGGCTGGTCCCACGCGGGCGGGCTGTGGGCTCCCAACCGGCTGGTCACGCTCCGGGACGCCTTTATCGGGGTGGACCAGACGTTGCTCATCTCGGGCGTGTCGCTGATCTTGTCCGGCCAGGGCGAGCTGGCCGAGCTGACCGTGTGCCCGCCCGAGGCGTTTGCCCTGCTGGCCCTGCCCGAGCCCGACGAAGACGAGGGATTGATGTGATGCGCGCACTCTCCAAACTCCTGGCACCCATCCGCCGCCGCCTGTCCATGGTGGTGACCAGGGCGGTGATCACCCTGACCGACGATGGCGCGCTGATGCAGGCAATGCAGGCCCGGCTGCTGGCTGGCGAGGTCATGGACGGCCTGGAGCGATTCCAGGAGTACGGGTTCACCTCGGTGCCGCATCCCGGTGCCGAGGGCATCGCCCTGTCCGTCGGCGGGCAGCGCTCCAACACGGTGCTCATCGCCGTGGACGATCGCCGCTATCGCCTCAAGGGCCTCAAAAACGGCGAGGTGGCCCTGTACACCGACGAGGGCGACCGCATCCATTTCGGGCGCGGCGGCATCGTCACGCTCAAGGCCGCCACCCGGCTGATCCTCGACACCCCCGAGGTGATCACGACCGGAGGCATTCGCGCCGCCGGAGACATCCTCGACCAGACCACCACAGGCAACACCCGGACCGTGCGCGGCATGCGCGAGGTTTACAACGGGCACACCCATCCCGGCGACAGCGGCGGCGTCACCGGCGGGCCGTATCAGGAGCAGTGATGGACGTACGGCTAATCTGGAAGGAGATGGGGGCCGACCTGGCCCTGGAGGGTCTCGACCTGGTCCGGGACGACGGCCTGCAGACCGCCGTGGTCCTGTCGCTGTTCATAGACCGGCGGGCCGAGGCGGACGACGTCATCCCGGACGGCACCGGCGACCGGCGCGGCTGGTGGGGCGACACCTACCCGGACATCATCGGCGACAAGTATGGCTCGCGGCTGTGGCTCCTGAGCCGCGAGAAACAGCTGCCGCGCGTGCTGGTCCGCGCCCGCGCCTATGCCGAGGAGGCTCTGGCCTGGATGCTCGACGACGGCGTGGCCCGCGCCGTCCGGGTCGAGGCGTCGTTTGTCCGCACCGGCGTGCTCGGCCTGCGCGTGGTTATCGAGCGCACAGACGGCTCGGACGCCGTCTACACCTTTGCAACCCTTTGGGAGGCGTGATGCCATTTGACAGACCGACCCTGGACACGCTCATCGCGCGATCTTCCGCCACCATCACCTCACGGCTCGGCGGAGCCGTGTCGCTACTGCGGCGCAGCGTGCTTGGCGTGCTGGCCCGCATGGACGCCGCCGGGCGGCACGGCCTCTATGGCTACCTGGACTGGATATCCAGGCAGATCATGCCCGATACGGCGGACGCCGAGATCATGGAGCGAGGGGCGTTCATCTGGGGCGTGGAGCGCACCGGCGCATCCACGGCCACGGGCACGGCCACGGTATCCGGCACGACCGGGGCAGTGGTGCCCGCCGGGACCGTGCTGCGCCGGGCAGATGGGGCCGAGTACAATGTCGTGTCCGAGGCCGTGCTCGCAGACGGAGCGGCCACGCTGGACATTCAGGCGTCCGTGACCGGCGCGGACGGCAACCTGGCTGCCGGGACAATGTTGTCCCTGCCCAGCCCCGTGGCCGGGGTGGTTTCGACTGCCGTGAGCAGCGAGGTGACCGGCGGAGCGGACGCCGAGCCTGATCAATCCCTGCTGGCCCGGCTGCTGGCCCGGATTCGCCAGGCCCCGCATGGCGGCGCGGATTTCGATTACAAGGCCTGGGCGTTGGAGGTGCCGGGCGTCACCCGCGCCTGGGTCTACCCGAAGGAGATGGGGTCCGGCACGGTCACGGTGCGGGCCATGACGGACGGCGTGACCGATGACGGCATTCCCGCCAGCGCAACGATTGCCGCCCTGCAGGATCACCTGGACGGCGTGCGCCCGATCACGGCTGACGTCTATGCCGTGGCTCCCATCCCGGTGCCTCTCAATCCGCGTATTGCCCTGGTCCCCAACACGGCGGCGGTCCGGGCGGCGGTGGCCGCCGAGCTGGCCGATCTGTTGCTGCGCGAGGCCGAGCCGGGCGGCACCATCCTCATCAGCCGCCTGCGCGAGGCCGTGTCCGTCGCGGCTGGAGAATCCGACCACGTACTGGTCAGCCCGTCCGCCAATGTCACCCACGCCACCGGCGAGATCGCCGTGCTCGGCACCACCACCTGGGAGGACATCTAGTGGCCCTGTCGTCTGACGATTATCTCGCGCAGCTGATGGCGCTGGCCCCTGTGGGCACGGCCATGCCTCAGGATTTGGGCAGCGTCTGGGTGCGCCTCTTGCGCGCCCTGGCCGACGGCATGGCCGACGTCGACGCGCGGGCAGACAACCTGCTCGACGAGGCGGATCCGCGCACCGCTCTGGAGATGCTCTCCGACTACGAGCGGGTCTGCGGCCTGCCCGATGGTTGCACCGGCGCGGCCACCACCCTGCAGGAGCGGCGCAGTCGCGTGGTTTCGGTGTGGACGGCTCGGGGCGGGCAAAGCCGCGCCTATTTCCAGAGACTGGCCGAGGGGCTTGGCTACGCCGTGACCATTGATGAGTTCCGCCCGTTCATCACCGGCCTGTCCCGTTGCGGCGACACCCTGAACGGTGCGCCGACAATCCGCCACACGTGGAGGATGCGCGTCCACGGGCCGCGCGTGACCTTTTTCCGCGCCGGGGCATCCGCCTGCGGCGACAAGCTCGGGGCCATCGCCACGGCCGAGGACCTGGAATGCATCCTGTCCCGCCTGGCCCCGGCCCACACAACCCTGATCTTCGCATACGAGGAGGAGTGATGCAGTACGTACCCCCCATTGGCGGCGCACCCGACGACAGCTACGTGGACGCTGTCCCGGCATCCGGCATTGAAGGCTCTGCGGTTTCAGCCGCCGCCATCGAACACGCGCAGCGCGAGATAGTCAACGTCATCACCACCGCCGGGCTCGAGCCCGACAGCGGCGACCTGACCCAGCTGGCCACGGCCATCGCAATGCTGATCCTGGCCGCCCAGGACGACACCGAATACGCCCCGGCCAGCCATCTAGGCACCCAAGCATATGCGGCCCACCCCACCATCGAAACCGACTACATCGACGCCAGCGCGCTGCTGCCCACCGAGGACGGCGGCGCGGCCAGCGGGGTGATCGCCACCGCCACCCACGGGCAGCGGTATGGCTACCGGGCGCTGCCCGGCGACGCGGACGCAAGCGTGGAGATCACCTACCCCATGCCCGAGGCGTGGGATCGGGGGCCGATCAAACTCAAGGCCATCTGGACGCCGGGCGAGGGCGCAGCGGCTGGCGAGGACATGACCCTGGTGGCCCAGGCCGTGGCCCTGGGCGATGGCGAGAGCCTGGACGCCGCATATGCGGCTGCGGGCGTGACCATTGCGGATCAGGCCCAGGCAGTGGGCGCGGCCCATGTCTCGCCCGCGTCCGCCGAACTGACCGTGGAGGGCACACCGGCCCTGGGCAACCTGATCCACCTGCGCATCACGCGCGACGTGGACGCCGGGGCCACCCCCATGGCGGCGGACTGCCAGCTCATGGGCATCTGGATACAGTACACGTGCAACCAGGCCGTCACCGGCTGGTAGGAGGCTCTATGAGCAGATTGGCATTTGGCGGGCAGGGCAAGAGCGGCATTGAGGGCAAATATAAATTTGTGCCGCTGCCATGGACAGAGGATGGGGCGAACGACGCCACCTACGTCTGCGAGTTCACCGGCGCAGCCGGAGCCAACGAGGTGGGCGTGGGGGGCGGGCTGACCGGCGCGGACCTGGTACTAACGCAAAACGCCAACCCCGGCTCTGACGGCACCTATCGAACCATTCAAGACGGGACGTTCCAATCGTTTTACGGGACAATGGCGTTTTACAACGCCTTTGCCCAGGCCCCACTGGGATGGTCCATGGTACTGCGCCACAAGAATCTGGTTGGAAGCAACGCATATCTGGTCAACCTGCTGGGCCAAGACGCGGCTGGCTTTCAAGCCATGGACTTGCGGCTGCTGAAAAACTCCTCGACATTTACGCTCTCGGCAGGCTCGTCAAACAATGTGTCGGGCTTGGGGGTTGGTTTAAAACTCCCTGCCACCAATGAACTCTGGCCCGTCACCGGCCAGCCTTACATGACCATCGCCAGTTTGGACTATGCCAAAGGCATATGCTTCGCAGGCATACTTCAAGACAACGAGGTATTCCCGTCAAAGCTGACCGACTTCCTGACTTTCTCAATCAATCAATTCTCGGAGGATTTTGCCGGGCCAAACCAGATTACGGCTTATAACGCTGGAGTTTATAAGTGCATCCTCGGCTCGTTTTTGAGCTATGGCAGCAACTATTCAGGAGGCCAGACTGTAAAATCTCTCACCCTGGCCAAGCGGCCTTGCTACATCCCCGCATAAGGAGGCTCCATGAATTACGCGCAATACACCCTGACCGACCTCGGCTACCGCGCCCCGGTGGCGGGCATCGACCCGCTGCCCGAGATATGGGGGCTGTCCAATCGCGACGAGGAGCGGTTCGAGCACAAGGGGTTCCTGGGCTACCCGCAGACCCATGCCTGGATGGCAGAGCACGACGGGCGTGTGCTGGCCGCATTCGAGGCCGAACAGGACGCGGGCGGCGTGCCCGTGCCTGCCGAGGACGTGCCCTCCCTGCTCATGGCCGACTACGGCTGGCCCGCTGGCACCGCCCTGGGCGCGGACGGGCTGCCCGTGGCGGTGGAGTAGGCACATGGCTGACATCGTCGACATGGCCCAGGCATGCGAGGCCCTGGAGCGCGCCGCCGCCCTGGCTAACAGAGACCGCCGCATCGGCCCCGGCGCACCCATGGTGGACGGCGTGGCCATCTGCCACGAATGCGGCGAGCCCATTGCCCCGGCCCGGCTCATCGCCATCCCCGGCTGCAACCTCTGCCGCGACTGCCAGGAGGAGGCCGAGCATATATAAAGGATAATGACAAGAGGAACAGGCGGGGGCGCGCCAACGCCCCCACTGGTCCGGTGTAGGCCCACCGGTCCACCGGCCAAAGCCAGCTGCTCCATTCCCCTGATCAGGGTGGAGTTTTCTTAGCAGGGCAAAGGCCAGAAAGTAAAGGAACACAAGTGAATTCGCCCATTCCATGGCTTGGCGGCAAGTCCCGCCTCGCAGACCGGATCATCAAGCTCATGCCGCCCCATGATCGCTACGGCGAGGCATTCACCGGGGCCGGGTGGGTCTTCTTCCGCAAGCCGCAAACCAGGCTCGAAAGCCTCAATGACATCAACGGCGACCTGGTTGCCTTCTACCGCGTTTTGCAAAACCATCTGGAGGAGTTCTGCCGCCAGTTCAAATGGCTCCTGACAAGCCGCGAGCTGTTCGACGACTTCAAGCGCCAGCAGGACGCCAGGGGCCTGACCGACATCCAACGGGCCTCACGTTTCTACTACACGCAGCGCCTCGCCTTTGCCGGGCGCAGGGACGGGGTGTTCGGGGTGGACAAGTCGTCTCCCCCGCGCATCAACCTGGTACGCATGGAGGAGGAGCTCTCGCAGGTCCACCTGCGCCTGACCAACGTGGTCATTGAGCACCTGCCCTGGCATGACTACTTGGCCAGATATGACGATGCCGGAGCGTTCTTCTATCTCGATCCCCCCTACTGGGGCTGCGAGGATGACTACGGCAAGGGGCTGTTCAGCCGCGAGGACTTCTCCGCCATGGCCGCCCAGCTCGCCGGGCTCAAGGGCCGTTTTCTCCTGTCCATCAACGACACCCCCGAGATCCGCCAGACCTTCAGCCTCTTCGCCCTGCAGGAGGTCGAGACCCTCTACACCGTGAGCCGAGGAAGCAACCAACCGGTCAACGAACTGCTGATCATGAACTACACCCCCAAGCGCGGCCTCCTCGGCCTCTGCGAAGACTAAAAGGGTGCGCGTCAATCTCCTTGACGCGCACCCTCAGTTTTTTTGAAATGCTCTTGCACACTGTGAAACACCGGGACAGGGTCAATTATCGCGCAATTCAGAGTTAATTTTCGCGCGCGGCATCAAGGGGAGAAGGAGCGGGGAGGGGAAGGGAGGAGAGGAAGGGAAGAGCCGTCGCTGGCGCTCCTCCAGTTTATTTGATTGCCCTCCCGGCGGGGTGACTTTCTTTTGTTGGCCCAAAAGAAAGTCACCAAAGAAAAGGGCCTTTCCCATCTTGGCCGCAGCACTCTACGGCCAAGAATCTGATCCAATCGGGGCTGCTCCCGTGACCTTCCCCCCGTTTGGTATCCCAGCTATAAGTTTGTGACTCCGGCAAAGGAGATCACGAAGATGAGAAAGAGCAGGTTCACGGAAGAGCAGATCATCGGGCTTTTAAAGCAGGCGGAGGCTGGACGTCCTGTGGCAGAACTGTGCCGCCAGATCGGCATCACGGACACGACGTTCTACAAGTGGCGCAGCAAATTCGCGGGCCTTGAGGTATCCGAGGCCCGACGGTTGCGGCAGCTTGAGGAAGAGAATCGGCGCCTCAAGGGCCTTGTGGCCGATCAGGCGCTTGACATACAGGTGCTCAAAGAGGTGCTGGGCCGAAAATGACTGAGCCCGCCCTTCGCCGTCATGCCGCACGCCAGATTATTGAGGTGTACGGCTACTCCGAGCGGCGGGCTTGTCAATTGACCGACCTCAATCGCAGGACGTTGCGGCGCGTCCCTTCGCCAGATCGCGATAAGGATCTTCGCATGCGATTACGCGAGCTAGCCGAGGAGCGTAGGCGGTTCGGATGCCCCCGACTCTATCTGCTGCTGCGCCGCGAGGGTCTGGTGGTGAACCACAAGCGCGTTGAGCGGCTGTACAGGGAAGAGGCACTGTCGTTGCGCTTGCGGCCAAAGCGCAAGCGCCAGAGCCACCTGCGGGTGGTCCAACCCGCGCCCACAGGCCCAAATGAGCAGTGGGCCATGGACTTCGTGAGTGACAGCCTGGACAATGGCCGCAGAATCAAGGTGCTGACGATCATTGACCTGTGGGACCGCCGCTGCCCCAAGCTCGAAGCGGACTCATCGATTCCGGGCGAGGGCGTGGTCCGGGTGCTGGAGCAATTGCGCCAGCGCGGCGAATACCCGAAGCATCTGCGTTCTGACAATGGGCCAGAGTTCACGGGTAGGGCCCTGGATCAGTGGGCGACCAGCGTGGGGGTGCAGTTGGAATTCATCCGGCCTGGCAGGCCGATGGAGAATGGGCATGTGGAGAGCTTCAACGGCAAATTCCGTGAGGAGTGCCTGAACGCCCATGCGTTCCAGTCACTCGCAGAGGCTAGGGACATCCTCGAGGCGTGGAGGCAGGACTACAACACAGCCCGACCACACAGCGCACTTGGCGGATTGGCCCCAGAGGAATACGGAAGAACCATGAATGAAGAAAACCGGACCAGCCAGAACCCAAACTTACGGGTGGTATACTCGGCGGGGTAAGGTCACCCGAATCAAGTCGCCGAAGCGGCTCCGTGATTCGAAGAGCCGCAGCCCTCGCTTGGTCAGCTTCTAAGCCTTAAGAGGCTTGATCGCTGGGGTAGGCGGCTATAATAAGAGGAAGAAGGCTGCCGCGAGAGTTAATATGATTTTTCATGGCAGTAAGCTCTATATGTGAGTGGATGGGGGGTACTTAACGGGCAGGTGCTCCTCTAACGAGTAGCAATTCGTCAGACCCTTCTCTAACTTTGAATTCGACCTTTTGCCCGGTATTAGTCCCAAGGTGCTCCATTGAACCAGCGACAAGAAAGGGGATAGCATGACGCAAGTCGTTTGTTTCTCCGGAGCTAGTGACAGTCACCCTCCAGACCTGAACTTCTTTCTTTGATTTCAAGAATTCTTTTAGATCGTAGGCATCCAGAAATAGATATCGAGTATAATTGGTGTGAGTCTCTGTTATCTGTCTGTATCCTTTGATTCCATGTTGAGGCGTGTAGATCGTAGTGCCTTGGTAAGTCCCATAGTCGCCGTATGTGTTTAATGTCCCGTATGTATGAGAAGAACTCACCCCTGTCTGCCCCCAAACGGGGGTTGATCGCGTAATGGTAGAAACTTTGGGGTCGCTTATGCCATATCCAACGAAGATCGCTAAGTCTGCTGGGCTATTGCCTTCAGCTGGGCGCATTCCTCTGCTTATCAAAGCCCTTGACACATAGGAGGCGTACTCTCTGAATTGAAGGTCATCTACTGAAATATCCTTGTTGCCGGGGAGGAGGACGTAGGACAT